AAGTCAACTCAAATAAACGGCAACTTAAACCAAAGAGTTTCTAAGTCTGTAAACCTAACTACTGTAGGAAACTTTGTAGACAGTATTAAAGGATTGTTTACTAAAACGGTTACAGGAGAAGAATCAAGAACTAACCTAAGCAAGGCAACTCATATCTTGCCCGACAACTATACTTTGCTTGGTGCTAACAATTTAAACATTGCTGCAGGTGGTGATCTTAATATTGCTGCTGAAGGAACAATGACTGTTAAGTCCGTGGGTAATCAGAAATTAGAATCGTTAGCGACTCAAACAATTACTGCACCTACAATGGACATTGATGCTAACGCAGGTACTATTGATTATAGTACTGGATCAATAGATGTCGTATCTGGTAACATTACAGATTCAGGTATAACATTGCATACGCATTTACATACACAAGCAAACACAACAGCTGATGCGCTTGCACAAGGAGATACTGAATCGCCAAAGGATAACACGTAATGAGTAAAGAATGCGGACCATCTAAAGCAGCATTAGATCTTGATGCAAAGATCGGTGGTGCTATGGATACAGTTAAAGATAGTTTTATTGGTAGTGCTGCTGGAGGTATTGCGGATGGCATTGCAGGATTAAAAAGTGGCCTTACAGGATTGACTGATGGGATTGTAGCTGAGATAGAAAATGCAATTCCTAAAATAGAATTACCAAAAGCAACATTGCAACAACAAATGACTAAGATGATGAGTAGTTTAGATAACCCAGGTGCATTTTTATCCGAATTTGAAGACATAAAGAAAAACTTTGGCGGTAGCATTGATATTGATAAGATGGTTAAAGAAGCTGGTATTGATCCAAACATCTTAAATAGCTTTGCAAATAAAGCGTCGGCTTCAACTAAACAAGCTACTGATGCATTGGGTACCTTTACAGATGGAAAGGCAACAGACTTAACTGGCTCTCTTGGCAAATTAGCAGCTGGAGATTTATCTGCAATAAAAGATTTCGTAGGTGAGATGCCTAGTGTTACATTACCTGGATTTGAAATAGGCAACGTTTTATCATCTATATGTACTAGTGTTCCTAATCTTGAATTAGACAAAGATGGCAATATAATTAAAAAAGGCGTTGAGACAAAAGTACCTTCACAAGATGGCGAAAAAATTGAGAAGGCAGAAGTAAAAAATGATCCACCACCACCTCAAAAAGAACCAGCTCCTGCAGACAGACTAGAAAACGGTACTACTGTAATATTAAACCCAAACACTGAAGAAGCACAGAAAATTGAAAGAGAGTACACTGAAGACATACAAGCAGTTAGACCTTTGCTAGCAATAATTTTAGAAAGACAAGCAAAGTTTTATGAAAACAGACAGAAGATAAGAGACTTGACCGGAGTCTTTAGAACGAGCGAAAAGAACAAACAAAAACAAAGAGAGCTCTATTTGGAAAACATAAGAAACCACAGAAGAAATAAAAAAGATATTTTGTACAATGAGCTTAGAATGAAAAACTGGGAGTATATAAGAGACGACAAATTATATGAAGCAGACTTGATTAAAAAGAAACCTATTAAGCCAGTAATTAGTTGGGAAGAGATACATGAAAGAACGTACTTTAGTAATTATCCAAAAACAATTGATCTAATATTACAAATACCAAATCTTGAGATAAAAGGCGAAAGACCAGAACGCGTGATATTTGGAGCTAAGGGTAGTTAGGGGAGAGATAAATAAACTTATGGCTACATTTACGGACTTCAATAACAGTTTTGCTTTTTTACCCTCTACGGGCGATCTTGCTGTGAAAAACGATGTTGATGCTGTAAAGCAATCTGTAAAGAATTTAATATTGACTGATAAGGGAGAGAGGCTATTTCAACCAGATGTAGGTTGTAAAATAAGGGGATTGTTATTTGAGAACTTTACACCACAGACTAAAATTGTAGCAAAACAAACAATTGAAGAAACCATAAGCCAGTTTGAACCTAGAGCAGAGATACTTAATATACAAATATCTCAGTCTCCGGACAACAACTCGATGTATGTAAATATCATGTTTAATTTAATAAATAGTGAAGAAACCCAAACACTAGACTTAGAAATAGAGAGAATAAGATAATGGCAAATAGCGCACTATCAGTAGCAAATATAGATTTTACAGACATTAAGAACGATCTTAAACTATATCTGACATCCCAAGACAGACTAAAAGACTTTGATTTTAGTGGGTCTAATATGAACGTAATGTTAGATATTCTATCATACAACACATACATGCAAAACTTCTATCTAAACATGGTAGCAGCTGAAGGGTTCATTGACTCTGCACAATTAAGAGATAGCGTTGTTTCTCATGCTAAAACACTAAACTATTTACCTGGATCATACTCATCATCTAAGGCACAAATTGATTTTGAAATATTACCTGCCAATACGCCAGCTAGTATAACTGTTCCAAAATATACATCATTCACAACGCAAGTAGATTCAAACACATATACATTTAACACCGATCAAAGGATAACAATACCGGTTGATAGCGATGGTAGATACATTATACAAAACTTAGATTTATATGAAGGTGAGATTGTATATGAGTACTACACTATAAACACATCTAACACTGCACAGAGATTTGTGTTATCTAATAAAGAAGTAGATACCTCTAGTATAGATGTTAAAGTTTTAACCTCATCATCAGACACTACAAATGCAGCATTTACACATTCATTAAGCACAATTGGTTTAGACGGAAGCTCAAACGTATATTTTATTGTACCTGCTGAAAATGAAAAGTATGAGATACAATTTGGAGATGGTGTAGTAGGTAGAAAGCCAATAAACGGCAATGTAGTAGAAGTAGTATATAGGAAATCGTCTGGCCAATTACCAAACGGTGCAAATTCATTTACAATTGGTACCAATGATATTCCTTATAATAACACATCCATAACCGTAGTATCAAATGCTAAGGGTGGCGGTAAAGGAGAAACAATTGAACAAATAAAAATTAATGCTCCTAGATCTATCTCAATACAAGACAGGACCGTTACTGTAGGTGATTATAAAACTCTACTATTACAAAATTTTAATGACATAGAAACTCTTCATGTGTATGGAGGAGAAGAACAGACACCACCAGAGTTTGGTAAAGTAATTGTTTCTGTAGATTTAAAAAATGCTGACGGCATACCTGATAGCAGAAAGAAAGACATAGAAGATTTCCTTAGATTAAGGTCACCGCTTGCTACTGTACCTAAAGTAGTTGATCCAGAATTTTTATTCTTAAACATTAAAACAGATGTTAGATATGATCCAAATTTAACATCCAAGACAGACTTGGACATAAAATCTTTAGTAATTGATAAAATAAGCTCTTTTGCTAATACCAACATCAACAGATTTGATAGCACGCTTAGAAAGTCTCAATTAGTAAGAAACATTGATGATAGTGATTCATCAATTCTTAACAATGACACTACTTTGCTACTACAAAAAGTTATAGCACCCACATTAAACGCTGCTAACAGCTTTGTATTAGATTTTAACAATGAAATACTACAAGAAATTCCTCAAGCAGATTCAACTTTTGTTGACGGTTCAGCTCCAGTAACATCAACACAATTTACTTTTAAGACCTTAACTCAGTGCTCTTTAAGAGATAATGGTACTGGTACTTTACAAGTGGTAAAACAATCTAATGGAGCAGTACAAGTTGTTGAGCCTAATATAGGCAGTGTAGATTATAAAAATGGCACAGTCAAAGTTAATGCATTGAATGTAAGCTCATATACAGGAGCAGGAATCACTGTAAGTGCCAATCCAATGAGCAGTACATTAAAGTCAAACAAAAATATTATACTAAGTTATAATAATACTCCAACGATCAATATTATACAAGAGAGAGTATAATGCGTCAGATTGAGGACAAACTTTCTTTATTTGTCAAGGACCAGTTTCCTGCCTTTTATAATGAAGAAGGGGAAATGTTTCAAATATTTCTCGAAGCGTACTACGAATACTTAGAGCAAGAAAAAAACACATTAGACTATTCACGTAATTTATTAGAATATATTGATATAGATAAAACTACTGATGAATTTTTAGAACACTATAAAGCTACTTTCTTATCACAACTACCAGGGCTTGTAAAAGCAGACGACAGACTTACCATTAAAAACATTATGGACTTCTATCGTGCAAAAGGCACACCACGAGCAGTACAATTGCTTTTCAGATTATTGTTTGATGAGAGTATAAGTGTTTCATATCCAAGTGAAGATGTTTTAAAGCCATCTACATCTGATTTTAAACTTCCAAGATATATTGAAGTATATACAGGCAATATAGATAAACTCATACCTCTTGAAGGATTAGAGATAGTAGGTGCTACTAGTGGAGCAAAAGCATTTGTAGAAACCATATCTACTAAAATTTTAAACAAAGTAAAAGTTCACGTTTTATCATTATCTAATTTAAGAGGAAACTTTCTTAGAGGAGAGGTAATTGCTAAAAGCTCTGATGGCATTCAAGACGACATGCCTATAGTTACAGGGTCATTATCGGCTGTTAACATAACTTTAGGTGGTAGTAATAATGCTGTAGGAGACACATTTAATATTGTAGCTTCTTCTGGTCAACAAGGTAGAGCCAGAGTTACAGCCATTGCTGATGCAACAGGACTTGTAGATTTTGAATTAGCTAACGGTGGGTTTGGTTTTTCAAAAGACGCCAATGTAACATTTACAGACGTCAATGATCAGAACCTACAAGTAAACAATGTTATTAATGCAGCTCAAACATACAGCAATACTTTTTCAGGAAACACACACGCTAATGGTGATCTTAATGTTGCAGCACCATATGATAGTATTATCTACAAAATAGACGAAGCAGGATTCCTTAGATTTGAAACAGTAGAACAGAAAATGGAAAGGCTAAGTGTAGTATCTGCAGCAACATTTAATAATGATATATCCGCTTACTTGGCTGCTAATGATGAGAGTCATTGGACATATGCTACAGCTTCTGCTGATTCAAATAAGACTCCACTAATACAAGGAAAGGACTCTGGCGGAAATATTATAGCTAATGGATACTTAATAAACACAAACATTGGCACTGGTACAAATGATTTAACAATTGCATTAATATCTGGCTCGTTTGGAAACCAATCCACATCAACAATAAACCTAGCATCAAACACTCACACGTTTGAAACTAATGAAGCCGTAGACGAAGAGAATGCTGTTACATTAACTATCAGAGACACAGTAGGATCATTTAGTGCAGGCGATGTCGTCAAAGGTGATGAGAGTGGTGCAAATGGAATTGTAGTTTCAGTTAATGCCACAACTATGGTTCTAAACGGATCTTTCGGTGTATGGACATCTAATGATAACGTACAAGATGTTACATCCGGCTTAGCTAATACAGCTAATGTAACCAATATTGATATTACAACATCTGGAGCAAACGGAGTTGTATCAACAGCAAACACATTGCAGATAGTGATTAATGAAGTAGTTGGTGTGTTTAATGATGATAAAAAAATTAAGGGTAGAAGAACTAACGCAATTGCAATTACAAATACTGTATCTATTACTGGTACCTCTGATGTAAGGTTGTTGGGAAACAATAACTCTAATGCAGTAGCAGATGTATATTCAAATGCATCTATCACAGCTCAAGTGATTGGATCCAATGCTACCAATATTGGATTTAAAACAACAAGATACTCTAACGGAACTATTGGAACATTTAGTAACAATAAAGCAGCCTTTATTAGAGGAAGAGATTCAAACACATATGCTAATATAGTATCAGTAGGCTCTGGGTCTGGTGCAGACTTTAAAATTGGAACATTAGAGAATGAAGATCCAATTACAATATATACAGACTTCGTTGGTGGTAATAATGTGTCCAATGTATCATATCTTGATTGTTTAATTGATGGTGGAAATAGCGGTATAGGTTTCTTAGACAATGTTACGTTTACTGCCGGCAGTGGATATTCTGCTGGACAAGAAATATTATTTACTGATGGTGGACCAGGAGGTGGTGTACCAACAACTAATGCAGTTGCAAACATATCATCTGTAGGAGCAGGCGGCACAATAACAGGCGTGACTGTTGTTAATCAAGGAGCAGGTTTTTATACTGCAGCAACAGCAACAATGCCAAATCATTCTAACGGAGATGTAAATGATTCGGCCACTGTAACCGGAAACTTTGATTTTGGTTATGGTTTTCCTAAAGATCAAGATGGCGACTATACAACCATATTAGATAAAGTTCTAACTAGAATCAGTGGTAATGTAGGGACAATCTCATCATTCTCAGACATAAACCCAGGCAACAACTATAACTTTGATCCGTTCGTATCAGTATATAGTCCTGGTATTGCAAGATATAATAGAAGAGATTTGGTACTAAATTTAACAGGAATGAATACTACTTCTGCTGGAGAATATAAAAACTTTATTATTGGTGAAACTATCAACCAAACAGTTACGTTCCAATCACAAGTACTAACAGCTAGTGGTGGGTTTACTTTATCATTTAGTAATGGCGCATCAAACGCACCAGCCAGTAACACACAAATAGAAGAGTTGATTGGAACTTCAGCAATACAAACAGTTAACAGTACCGTAACAATATTAGGTGATATTACAACGGGTAATTCAACTTCGGTTACTGTTAAGAATTTAAGAACAAGAACACAAGACGGAAACAGCTTCACTTTTGATACATCAAATGCAACTCCATTTACAGCTGCAGCAATTACATTTGGTGATCCTGGTCAGGGTGATGCTAATATTTCTAGTATAGCAGCGACTGTAACCGGCTTAGGGACCGTTTCCTCATCAGCTGTAGCAAAAGGACAGGTTTATAAATTTAACAACAATAACGACGGCACAGGCGATGTAGGTATAAGAAGACTATCGTTTAGTGTTGGATTTAATGATACAGGTACAATTCAAGGAGCATCATCAGGAGCTGGTGGTAATATAGACTCGCTTTATGAAGATGTAGCTACAAGGCCAATAGGAGACAATGCAAATGTTGTAGCAGATGCTAGAGCTGCAAATGGTATTGTAACA